TGTGATCGTTTGCATGGTGTTGTCCTTCATTTAATACATCCTCCCATCATCATCATAATCATCACTTACTTTAGGGTAAATGATTTTTGATGACGCTTGTCGTTGGCGGTGCGCCGCCGCTTCTCGTGCATAAAAAGCGTCGCGCTCTTTTTCTCTGGCTATTCGCTGGCGGTATTCGCTGTCGCTCATGTCGCCGTCATAGTAGTCGTCTTCAATGTTCATGGTTTACCCTTACTTGGTTAAAACGTCAAAATAAGCCAGCGCGCACACTGTGAGCGCGGCCGCGATGGTTAAGGCTGCGAAAATGTCTTTCATAGGTTCCCCAAAAAAAAGTGGTCAAAATCAAAAACGGCCACATAGAACCCGCGTGGGCTCGCGTGCACCTCATAAAGCCATGCGTCCGCATCCTGAGCGGCCAGGGTATCGGCCAGGGCCTGCGCGGCCCCCTTGGTGGTGTAGTACGTCATGCGGGCACCTCGTCAACGGTGTATTCGATCCATTCGAGCACGTCATAAAGACCGTCTTCTAGGTCTTCCATGGTGTAGTCTGTCCATTCGTTTGATCGGTCTCGATTGACCTCTTCCAACAACTCTAGGGCAGTCCAAAGCCAAACCTCTCCGGTGGCCTCGTCAGTTATTTTGTAGTTTTTCATATGGTGCAGCACCCGCAACATGGGGCATCGATGCAGCGCCCGCGTGGGTTTCGATAAAACGTGGTCGGGCCGGTTTCACCAATAAAGGTTATCTCGCCCGGCTCGCCCGTGATCCATGCGCGGCGCGTGGCCGTGCAATATTGGATTTCATCGCCGGGGTAGATCGGCGCGCCAGTGCGCGCGTCTTTGCCTTTGTACTTGGCACGCATGGTTTTAATGGTCATACACCACCCCATTAGGCATGATTTTGGTAAGGTTTGCGCCGGGCACGTGGCGCACGTTTGACCCATCTTCATTAGGCACCCACGTGCCCGCAAAATCAACGGCCACCACCGGCCCATCGATGGCCACCACGTGGCCGCGCGCATCGGCCGTGGGCTTATCGTGCCCCAAGCGCTTAACCACGTGGCGCGCGAATGCCACGCGATCGCCAATGTTAAATTTTAGTGTTTTCATAGAATACCCTTCGATTAGTTGATCGGCACAATGCGTGCCCCGATGCGGCCAGTGACGGCCGCATTAGGTCAAACGCTGGCCAGTCGCATATTGATCACCCGGTGGCGCGCGCCATGGGCCGGGAAACCTACAATCGCCGTGCGCTGGCGCTGGCAAAGCTGGCAGCTGGCGCAGCTAACGTCATCGCGCTGCGTGGCCGGGCAGATAACCACTGGGCGGCCCGCTGGCGTGGTGGTGTTGGCCGTGGTGGTCGATGGTAAAACCACCACCACCGGCCCGGCCGCATGATCGGCCAGCGCATCGGCATCGGCCAAATCGTTGGCGCTCAGATTGACAGTGAAACCCCATTGATTCGCATGGCGGATCCATGCAAGGGATTGTGCATCGCGATGGTGCGAATACGTAAAACCGCGTTTGCCAGCGTTTGCGGCCACCAGCTGGCCGAGCTTGACAGCGTCAATCGAACCGCTGGCCGTGGGCAGATCGCCCGCTTGATTGTGACGCCACAGCTGGCCATCGGGCAGCGCTGCGATGGTCTCGCAAAACTGGCCCCATGACGTGCCGCGCGTGCCGGCGCTGACTGCGGCCCAATGCAGCGCCAGCGGCCCGCTGGCCGCGTAGCATTCGGCGCGCATGGCGCAGTCTGGCGGGCAGCTGGCGCGCTCGGTGGTTGAAACCGGGATCGGCCCGGTTTTAGCGTTTGCGCTTTTAAGTGTGAGATGTACTTGCATGGGAGACCTTTCGATTATTTGAGTGTATGAGCGGCCAGCGCGCACGCTGGCCGGGTTTGCGTTTAGATGTATGCGCAGCGATTGCCCACAATAAACTCATTGTTTGAGACAACACCATAAGCCAGCGCGATGGCCATGATTTCATCCTGCTGGCTGGTTTTCATGGCGCTGCGATAAAGCGCGGACAACCCGCGCGCCATGTAATCGTTGCCAAGTGACGCGCCATTGACAATGATTTTGGCAATATCGCGCTGCTGGCTTTTGTTTAGTTTTGTGGGCAAATTAGACATGATGTACTTTCGATTAGTTGACTGTAGCCGTGCAAAATCGCGCGGTAGAGATAATGTAAGGTATTGCCTTGCACTTGTCAAGGATTATTTTATAGGGACAAACCCTAATGCGTTGTGGACAATGTGGGCTTGTGTGTGGGTACGCTGTGGACAATCGTGGACACGCGGCCAGCGCGTCATTTTGCCTATGAAAAACCTACTTTGTGGACAATGTGGGCAGTGTGTTTTGATGTCAGTTAATTTAAAAATGTATGTAATACTAAGTAACTATACAGTAGGTATCAATACCCACGAATGCTCACAACCCCCCATTTGGCGAGCGATTAAAAATGTGTGGGTACATTGCCCACATGACCCCCCACAAAAGTACTACACCACGCAAAATGCCCGCGCATGGTCATGGCCACATGGCCACATGGTCATGGCCAGCGAGCCACCGGGTCATGTGGACACTGCCCACATTGCCCCCCACTAAAGTAGTACACTGTAAGGATTGTAAGCATAGCCGCCGTGGCATTTTGCTGTTTGCTTGATGGCCCCCGGGTAGGGCCGAGCGCCGAAGGTCACGGCAGCGGAGGGGCCACGAACAAAATTTTTAAAAAACCTTGCCCACATTGCCCACATGACCCACAAATTTATTTTTGGTATATTCGGCACATGTTTGAAAGCCTACCTTTTGCACCGCGCAAAGTTGAAGCGACTGAGGCGCGCTTAACCCGCATCTACGAAGCTGCCAAGCTGGGGCTGAAAGGCGACTCATTGGCGTTGGCCTCTGGCATGTTGCCCGCCGAGTACCGGCAACTGGTGCAGCTTGACCCCATCGCGGAGATGGCAGCGCAAAAAGGCAAGGCAGACGCTGAGATGGAGATGTCCCAGTGCCTGCACAAGGCAGCGCGAGAGGGCGACTCCAAAGCCGCGCTGGCCATACTTCAGAACGTCCACGGCTGGGTGGCCAAGCAATCTATCACTATTGATGTCGATCAGCGCATCTCAGTCACCCAGGCGCTGCGCGACGCTGAGTCCAGGGTCATTGATGTCATCGCCCATGAGCCAAGTCCTAAATTGGATCTAACACATGCAGAGCACCAAGTACAGCGCTGAAGACGAACAAGAGCTGATGGCCCGGCTGTGGAGCCCGGCGATCAAGGACAACCCGTTAGCGTTTGTAATGTTTGCGTTTCCATGGGGCGTCAAGGGCACGCCACTAGAACACTTCACTGGCCCGCGTAAATGGCAGCGCGAGGTGCTGCTGGACATTGCCGAGCACATCAAACTGAACCAGGGCAAGGCTGACTTTGATGTCTTGCAAGAGGCCATCTCATCTGGCCGGGGTATTGGCAAGTCGGCGCTGGTGAGTTGGATCACGATCTGGATGCTGGCCACCAGGATTGGCTCGACAACCATCATATCGGCCAACTCTGAGTCTCAGCTACGGTCAATCACCTGGGCCGAGATCACCAAGTGGCTGGCCATGGCCATCAACTCACACTGGTTTGAAGTCTCAGCCACCAGAGTGATGCCGGCCAAGTGGCTGACTGAACTGGTCGAGCGGGATTTGAAGAAGGGCACCCGGTACTGGGGCGTGGAAGGGCGGCTGTGGTCAGCCGAAAACCCCGACGCTTACGCTGGCGTGCACAACTTTGACGGTGTGCTGGTGGTTTTTGATGAAGCGTCTGGTATCGACGACTCCATCTGGGCGGTGACCGGCGGCTTTTTCACAGAAAACACGCCAAATCGCTTTTGGTTGGCGTTTTCTAACCCACGGCGCAACACCGGGTACTTTTACGAGGCTTTTAACTCAAAAAGAGCGTTTTGGCGCACCAGAATCGTGGACGCCAGGACGGTCGAGGGCACCGACAAGGCGGTCTACAACCGAATCATTGACGAATATGGGCCTGACTCATCACAGGCGCACGTTGAGGTCTACGGCATGTTCCCAAGCGCGGGCGATGACCAGTTTATTTCGTCCAACGTGGTAGATGACGCCATGGCCCGGCCCAAATACAAGGATCAGTCGGCGCCAATAGTTATCGGCGTAGACCCGGCGCGGTTCGGAGCGGACGCAACTGTCATCGCGGTGCGCCAAGGGCGGGATATTGTCAAGATCATGCGCCACAGGGGCGACGACACCATGACGGTGGTGGGGTATGTGATCGAAGCGATTGAGGAATTCAAGCCGGCGCTGGTCGTGATTGACGAAGGCGGGCTAGGCGCGGGCATTGTGGACAGATTGAAAGAGCAGCGGTACAAGGTCAAGGGCATAAACTTTGGAAATAAAGCCAAAAACCCAATCATGTACGGTAATATGCGCGCGCAGATGTGGGGGGATATGCGAGAATGGCTGAAATCTGCTAGTATCCCTAACGACAGGTTCTTGAAGACGGATTTGATTTCGCCTATGATGAAGCCTGATTCACGGGGAACAATCTTCTTGGAAAGCAAAAAGGAAATGAAAGCTCGCGGTCTTGCCTCACCCGACGCTGCTGACGCTATCTGCGTCACGTTTGCCTTTCCAGTGGCACATCGTGAGTATGTTGAACCCAAGCGCACCGCCAGAAGCTACGGTAGCGCAGTGTCTACAGGATGGATGGGCGCATGAAGAAGGTTTCTCTCAGTGTAGGACGCGGCGAGAAGTTGCCGGTGTCCAAGGGCGCCGGTCTGACTGAGAAAGGCCGCGCTAAGTACAACGCCGCTACAGGTTCCAACCTCAAGGCGCCAGCACCCAGCCCCAAAACCAAAGCAGATGCTGGCCGCAAAGCCAGTTTCTGCGCCCGCATGGAAGGTGTCGTCAAGCATGCCAAAGGCGATGCTGAACGCGCCAAAGCGTCACTCAAACGATGGAAGTGTTAATATGGCCACCAAACCTGGGCTTTATGCCAACCTTCACGCAAAACAGGCACGCATCGCCGCTGGCAGTAAAGAGAAGATGAGAAAGCCGGGCTCGCCTGGTGCTCCAACTGCCAAAGACTTCAAAGACTCAGCCAAAACTGCAAAGAAGAAGTAACATGCCGCTTGTCAAATCTAAATCTTCCGAAGCATTTCGCAAGAACGTTAAGGCTGAAGTCAAGGCGGGCAAGCCCGTCAAGCAGGCCGTGGCAATCGCGTATGCAGTCAAACGTGCAGCACCGAAAGGAAAGAAATGAAGACCCTCGCACCTATCGCTAAACTCAACAGCCGCGAACCCAAAATGTCGGGCGGCGGTATGCCTGACCGCAACAAAGAAACCCATTCACCCACTGCCAACTGCAATGCCACGATTCCATCGGGCAACAATGTCAAGGCGACGGTGAACAAAGTCCTTAGCAAGATCAAATAATGGCAGACTTCACAGGCATTGCGGCTGCTGGCGCAGTGGCCGAAGGCGGTAAACCAAAAAACAGCGCGTCTGACATCTTGGCCACAGCCCGTGCCAGGTTGGACTTGGCGATGTCTGCGCTGTCGGAAAGCCGCGAAGATGAAAACGACGACCTGAAGTTCTACGCCGGCTCGCCCGACAATCACTGGCAGTGGCCCGCTGATGTGCTGGCCACCCGTGGCGCGGTGCAGGGGCAGACAATCAACGCCCGGCCTTGTCTGACAATCAACAAGCTGCCCCAGCATGTGCGCCAAGTCACCAACGACCAGCGCCAAAACCGGCCCGGCGCCAAGGTCATCCCGGTCGACGACAACGCCGACGTGGAAGTGGCCGACATTTTTAACGGCATGATTCGGCATATTGAGTACATCAGCGACGCCGATGTGGCCTACGACACTGCCTGCGAAAACCAAGTTTCTTACGGCGAAGGTTACATTCGCCTGCTGACCGAGTATTGCGAAGACAACACGTTTGACCAAGACATCAAGATTGGCCGTGTGCGCAACTCTTTTTCGGTCTACATGGATCCAACCATCCAAGACCCGACCGGCGCGGATGCCAAATGGTGCTTTGTCACTGAAGACATTACCAAGGCTGAATTTGAGCGGATGTACCCAGACGCTGCGCCCATCACCACCTTGCAATCGCTGGGTGTGGGCGATCAGTCGATCAGCAACTGGCTCAATGAAGACACGATCCGCATTGCGGATTACTACTACATCGACTTTGACCGCACGACGCTGAACCTGTACCCCGGCAACGCCACGGCGTTTGAGGGTACGCCAGAAGACAAGCAACTGCGGGCCATCTACGGCAAGCCCAAGAAGTCACGCGAGTCTGACCGTGCAAAGGTCAAATACTACAAGATCAACG